AATGATGCACAACTCATCTCTATCTGGAAGATTGCACAGAAAAAAACATCTGAAATTACAGGTAAAATTAGTGATGCTGTGGTTGATGCCCACGTTGAAGAAAAGAATACTAGATATAGTATAACTGGTAAGGAAGATAATGCTGCGGCTGTTTTATTATTTAGAACAGAAAAAATGGGGCAGCTTACTGGTATGTTATATTCAATTTTACCAAATGAAAAAGTAACTAATGAAGCTATTAAATTTAAAAATGAATTTGGTACAAAAGATAAAACTTTTGCTGATTTTGATGCTGAACCTACATCGGGTGCTAGAACAGCACCTAAATGGGAAGATATGGATTTAGAAAGTAAATATGGTTTTAACAAAGACTTAAATATATTTAAAGGATTAAACCTAGCTGACTTAATTGAATTATTTAAAGTATTATCCGAAGGAGATACTCCTACTGCTAAAAAGATAAGATCAAGAAGGGGATGGAAAACTTCTGGTCGGATGATCTGGTTTGAAGGTGGCAAAGGTAAAATAGAATTACATAAAGATTTGTTTAATATGGAAGGTAAAGATATAACCTATAAAGAAAATCTTGAAGTTATCTTAATGACAATGGCTCACGAATTAGGTCATTATATAGATTTTATTCCAGAAAAAACTCTATCTAGGGGTAATATTTTAGCACGATTAGTATCTTTGAAACATTATCTGAATGATTGGATTGCAAGTGAAGAAGGAGGTAGAGGCCCATTAAGTGATGCAGAAATAGCTAAAATGAGAGCCGAAGCAGAAAAAACTGCTAAAGCATTTAGAACACAAACTAATAAAGAAATTATCACTAATTTAGGTATTAAACCAGAAGATATACTTAAAATTATTACAGATACAAAAGCAAGAGAAATTTTACCACCTGCTTTATATGAAGCATATGCGAAAGCTAGTTCAGAATTAAAAAAATCTATTATTAAAGATGCAATGAAGAATATTGTAAGTAGACGTTTAATTGAAAATATTAAATCAACACTACAAAAATATAGAACTGGTAAATTGTCAGTTTTTGAAAAGCAACACGCAGAACAATTATTTAAAAAGGCAATGCAAAAAGAAATACAGGATAGGCATTTAGTTGGTCGTGGTGAAATAATGGTAGAATTAAAAAATCTTACACAAACGTGGAAAGAGTTTAATGAGCATCAACCACCAGATCGAAGGATTACAGCTAAACAATGGAAAGCATATGTAAAGTATAGATATTCGTCTAAAGAATTAATGGCAGATTTTATGATGTCATTGTTATTAAGACCACAGGAAACACAGCTTATAGCACCAATCGCATTTAGAACTTTTTTCAATTATATGCACAAAAAACCAGAAGTGCAAAGAAAGTATGATGAAATACAAACAGAATTAAATTTACCTAAAGATGAAAGACTTGCTATTTTTGAAAGAAAGGGAGTGGCAACCTTTAGAGAGAATAGATATAAGATGGCAGAAAAAATCAAAAAGGTAGAAGATGTTAGTGAAGTTTATGATCTTACAAGGAGATCATTAGATAATGTTTTTTTTACTATTGTCAATTATTATAAAAAAATAATGGGAGATAAGCATTGGCTTTTACATCCCAAAGAAAATAAACGATTTAAACAACCAGAACAAGATGATGTAGAAAAGGCATTAAGTGATTTAACATTTATAGATACTCATATTGAATATTTACAAAATCATTTATGGATAGAGGTTATGCAACCTTTATTAAATGCAGGTATTAATAGAGATGTTTTTGCCTTTTACTTAAAAAGTAAATGGATAGCAAAACCAGACGGCCCTAGATCAAATGTATTAAATCCTAAAGGTGAAGAACGAATAATGGCAGAAGATATAGTGGGTTCAATGGAAAAAAAATATCCACAAATATCGGAAATAGCTGAAAGTTTTTATAAGTATAGAGAAAAATATATTATTCCAGAATTAGAAAGAATGAATGTATTTGATACAGTTACAATGGCTAAAATAAGGGATAACCGAGAATATGTTACTTTTGTTGTTGAAGAATATGCTAATTGGAGAAATGACAAGTGGGTACAAGGTTTTCTTCACGCAACTAAATTTGGAACTGCTAAAGATATAATGAATCCATTTGAAGCTACGATCTTAAAAGATTGGGCTTTAACAACTATAGCACAAAGACATTTTACTATAGGAGTAGTTGCAAGATTTTTATTCAAATATAAATTCGATATAGAACAAGAATTAAATAGAAAAGAATTAAACTGGAAAAAAGGATTTAAGATTAATGGTAAGATTAAATTACTTAAACCTATTACTGAAAGAACAATAGAACCAGCAAAAAAGGTAGTAACAGGTACTGGAGATTTAAAGACTTGGAGATGGACACCGAAAGATAAAGGTTTAGATCATAAAAGATTTACATTAATAGAATGGACAGAAGATGGTCAATTAAAAGCTGCTTATTTTGGTAGAGAGGTAGCTGATGGTTTTACTTCAATATCTAAAGCGTATGAAAATATGTACTGGACTAATGTAATTTATGGATTAAACGCACCTTATAGAAAAATGTTTACAGAATTGAATCCTGGATTTTGGGGAACAAATGTCTTTCGTGATGTAATGAGAACATTGCTTAATCTACCTAATACTACTGTATTTGATATTTTGCACGGAGGTAAAAATGCCTTTATCAGACAAATGTGGAACTCATTTAAACCTTCATTTAAAAGTATTTTTAGAAGAATGGAAGAATTGGATAAAGATGTAGATAAAATGTTAAGTGATAAATTGATGATGACTTTACACGAAAAATTTAAGTCAAGGGCTGCAGGTATTACCGAAGGAGTGTCAGCTTGGAATACTACAGATGGAATTGTTAGGACTATGATATTGAGGAAAAGAAAACCTAATTGGGAAAAATTATCTACTAAAGAACTTGAAGCTACTTTTGATAAAGCTGAAAAGCCAATAAAAGATTTAACACCAGCAGAAATAAAATTAGAACCTTATTATCGAGATGCGGCTATTACTAAAATGGAAAGCAGTATACAGGGAGATAGATGGTTTGGAAATGATAGTCATTTAGGGCCTATTTATACATTAATAACATCAGCAGAAAAAATGGCTAGGGTATTTGAAAGACAAACAAAAATTGCTGCTTATAAACATTTAAAGAAATTACAAGCAGAAGGTATTATTGATTGGACAGATTCACAAATAGGTTATGCTATTAGAAACTGGGCAGGTTCTCCTAACTTTTTAAGGAAAGGATCAAAGGCAACTTTATATAATAATATTCTACTTTTTGGTAATGCGGCAAAGGAAGAATGGAGAAGTGTTATAGAAGCTAGAAGATACCAAAATAAATATATATGGCCTTTTAAATTATTTGGGTATGCCGTTGGGCCACAACTAATGTATTGGGCAGGAAAAGCTGGAATGTTGGGTGCTGCGGCTCATTTATATTATAATCTTATTGGTAATGATACACTTGCAAAATATTATGTAGTGCCATTGGGAGTTATAGAAATGAGTGGTGAAGGTGAAAAAATAAAAGAATATCCTTTTGGTTTAGAAACACAAGGTGAATTTCATGTTGTAGGTTCGGATGGATGGAAGAAAATGAAAAGTGGTAATGGACAGTTTAAAGCTGTTTATTTCCAATTTCCTAAAGATGAAATGATAAAAATGTTTGGAGCAGCCGTTTGGCACGGAACGAATGAATTATATGGTACAATTAATGATGATCCTTTAAATAATATTGTTCAGAAGATTATTCAAGGTTCTATACCAACATTAGATGAAGCAACACCTAGTCTTTCTCCGTTTATTTGGACACTTTATAACCTTTTTGCAGCAACTGGGCAATTTAAGAGTTGGAAACCTTTTGATCCATTTACAAAACAAAATCTTTATCCAGATAAGTTTCACGATCAAAAGGGTTGGAGAGGTTTAAAAACTAGAATGACAGCGTGGATGAAATGGTATTCTAATAATGGCGGAGGTTTAATATTCCATAAATTTGATACACCTTATTCTCCTTATGATTTATCACCTGTTTTACACGAAATAGAACAAACTTGTAGAATACCTGTAGCTGGAAATGCAATTTGTAGATTTATTAAAATATCAGATCGTGGTATACCCGAAAGTGCCTATAAAAAGTTGGTTAGTAAAAGAATTATTGAGAATGATATTTCTGCTACTGCGGATCAAGTTATAGAAAAATATTTAGATGGTCAAAAACTGACGGAAAATGAAATGGATGCTCTAAATCAAGACCCCGATGCTTTTATTAGATATTGGGATGCTGTTAAATATCATTTGGAGGGTACAGAAGGCGGTAAAATATTACAGATGATTATGAATATTAAAAATCCAGAAGAAAGAGCAAAGTTTATTATGGATTTATTGGAGGTTACAAGACAGGTTGGTTTTAATCTAGTAAAATAGTTTTAAAATGGGAAAAATAATGGTATTATAGAGTAAATAGAACTATGACAATTTCAACTACGATAATTAAAAATAGCTATTCGGGTGATGATAGTACTACTGTTTTCGCCTATGCTTTCAAGATAGCAACAACAGCCGATATAGAGGTTATTATTCGTTCTTCCGCAGGTGTGG